CTCCAAATTTAAATCAAACCTAAATCTTCCAAGCACGGACGATTATGACAGTCCAATTAGGCTATTTAATAAAGTAGCCGACCAAAATTTATTTAATATACTAGATCAAGAGCAAATTAAACTAGCAGGATCTCCATTATTAATTTTTAAATATTATCAGACTAAAGAGACTGATGATGTTTACGGAGAAGAGAGAAGTAAAACTTTATCCGTCGAGCCTATCCGTGCGTTCGGACACTACGAGCCAAGACCAGTAGAAGAAAACTTAACTCAATTCGGTATAGAGCTTTCTAACGATCAGCAATTTACATTTAATAAAACTTATATTGAAAAGAAGTTAGGCCGACCACTGATACCAGGAGATGTGATAAAGCCTGAGTTCCAGAATCTTAAGTTTGAAGTATTCGAAGTTCAGGAAGACAGCTTCGAAATGTATGGAGTATATCATCTGCTTTGCAGTGCCAAGCTCCTAAGAGATTCTCAGAACATCCATAAGCAAATCGCACCCGTGTCAGACAACATCAGCACCTTAGAGGTTCAGAAGGATCCTTATGAATAGCACTGTTAATAATAAAGTATTACAGGAGATCCAGGAGAAGACTAATGCTTCTACCGGAATGTTTATTCAAAAGGTCTACAAAGATACCTTAAGAAATTTATTAAATATTTTTAGCAATATTTATTACATTGATAGGGATAATAACTCTATAAAAGTTAAATGCTTCCATGCTAATCAGGAAAGAGCCATAGCTAAATCTACTATTGGCGACAACATAACTTTGCCTGTTATAACAATATCCGAAACTAGCACTGCCAGTGACGATGATCGGAGAAGGTATACGCCAATTTTAATTCACGATAAATATTGGCACAAAAGAAAAAATAGAGCAATCCGTGTCTTGTCCATGGCCCCGAAGCCACTGGACATATCTTACAATATAAACATCTGGTCCAAGTATCGGGAAGATCTGGACCAAATAAGAGAGCACGTATTTATCCTATTTAATCCAGACCTGGAAATCAAGACCAAGAGTAGCAATATAACAAAAGCATTCTTTGAGTCGGAGAGCGATTCCCAGCAGGTAGAGGCTGACGATCAACAGGACAGAATTCTAAAGAAGACTATAACTATTAAAGTTCAAACTTATTTAGAAAATCCAAAGTTCCTGTATACCTCCACTGGCAAAATAGAGCAAATTAACTATGAGATTACCTTGGATGGTGGCAACGCTACAGAGACTTTTGTAGCCACCCAACAGCAAGCGTCACACGCAGAAGAATGTTTATGCACTGAGTGTGTATTGCCGCTGTATCTGATAACCGGAAGTATATATAACTTCGCTGCGGTGTGTGCTGCAAACGGCCATCAGACAGGATGCCAATGCACAGATTGCACTCTGGCTATATCCTTAATCAATGGAAATAACTTTAATCTGCCAATAAACTGCGCAACTTTAGATTCAATAGACGAATTAAATTAAAATTTTATTAAAAAATTTTAATTTAAATTTGGCCTGATAAGGGGTAAATACTAATAGAGAATTTTTATGTCTAAACAAATAGTAACACCCGTGGCCCCCACTGAGGCTACCAAAGTAATAAAGAATTACTCCCTACAGGGGATTACCATTATATTAAAAAATGGGTCAGATTTTGAGAATGTTTGGTTAGTCCCAAAACAATCAATAAGAGTCCTTGAGAGTAGAATAACTCAACAGGTCAGAAATCTTCATAAAAGAAGATTAGTAACAATAGGAAATTAAGGATATTTAAATGGCAGGCATCCCAACTAGTCCAGCAGTCGTTTTTCTTGAAAAGGATAATTCAGCCTATCCACCAAACATCAACTCATCAGTTGTTGGTATAGTCGGGTATGCATCAAAAGGTCCTACGAATGAGGCAACCCTAATAACCAGCCAAGAAAATCTTCTCAGAGTGTTCGGAGCACCTAGGGAGACTATAATTGGGCAAGGTCTTGAAGGTGCTTTAGAGATCCTGGAAACTACTAATCAAATTAGATATGTTAGAGCTACTCCAGGAGATGCTGTAGAGGCTTCAGCTCAAGTTCAATTTGGAGCTTGCCCCTCGGTATTAGTAAAACCAGGATCTTATGGAGTAACCGATAATCTTTACTTAAAAGTTACGGTTAAAGATGCTGATGGTATAACTGTCCTTGATAACAAGACTCTAACTATTGCATCCTCAGTCGATAACATAGAGGCTAACTTGACACAAGCCTCTGCCATGGCTAAGATTATTGGCGATGGAAGTTCAAGATTAGATCATGCCTTCGTAGCGTTTGATACTAATAGCACGACATCAGGATACGTTGTGGCTGCTTACGCTGGTGATGATGCAGTATTGGCTATCACATCATACTCATCTTTAGTGTTTGATACCTCTAATGGAATTGCAGTCCTACGGGAAATAAGCACTATCTCTGGAACTCCAGTTGGAGCTTTTGCTTCCTCAATAACCGTATCTGGAAAAGATATAACCACTGCGTCATTAAACTACTTAGTTAAGTCTTTGTATGATGGTGATGGGTATAACCTAAGCTCCGACATATACACTGGACAGGCTCTTGGAGTAAGCATCGAGGTTGACAATGGGGGCGGACTTAAATCACTTCTAACTGTTAATAATGAGGGAGTGGCTGCTGAAACATTCACAGTATCTCTTGCCAACGATACAACCTTCATAGAGAATGTTATAAATGTTGGAGTAGATAACGCAGTTTCAGATTACATCAAGGCTGAACTCTGCTCAGGCACTGTATCTTTGGATGGAGTAAGTCCTCTAGCTGATGTGGTGACTGCCGTTACAGACCTAGCCCCAGGATTAGTAATCAATGGAAATGCAAATCATGATCCTCTGTTCGTTAAGTTGATTGACAAGACAACTGGGCTGGCGGGTGGATCTGTTGGAACCATGACTACATCTGGAGTAATAGGAAGCCAAGCATCAAAGACTGGTATCTATGCTTTGGATGATGATCTCCTTAACATATCAATTGCTGCTGTCCCTGGAATAACGGATCAAAGAGTTCAGAATGCCTTAGTTACATTAGCTGAGACTTCACAGAACTTCTTGGCAGTCGTTGCTCCACCCCAAGGATTGGATACTGTCCAAGAAGCTATCGACTGGATGAATGGAAAGGGCGACGGAAGAACCGCTGCCATCAATAGCTCATGGGGTGCTGTGTTCTGGCCCTGGGTGCAGGTATTCGATGTGTTCTCCGCTAAGGACCGTTGGTATGATCCTGCCATCTTCGCTATAAGACAAATGGCTTTCACCGACAACGTAGCTGAGACTTGGTTTGCCCCTGCTGGATTCCGCAGAGGTAGGCTTACAAAGCCAACGTCGGTTGAGCTTGGCCTAAACCAAGGCGACAGAGATGCTCTGTATGTCACTAACATAAATCCAATAGTTAACTTCGCCCCAGAAGGTATAACTATCTTCGGACAGAAAACTGCTCAAAGAGCGGCTACATCGTTAGATAGAATCAATATAAGAAGATTGATGATATTCCTAAGAAAGGTCCTTCTCCAAACGGGAAGAATTGACCTGTTCGAACCAAACGATGCGTTCACATGGGAAGTAGTTAAGGATAAATCTGAAGCTGTTCTCTCAGATATCCAAGCTAGAAGAGGTATAACAGATTTCAGAGTCGTGTGCGATGAGACTGTCAATACTCCTGTAAGAGTGGACAGAAATGAGCTTTGGTGCAAGATACTGCTGAAGCCAACCAAGACTGCGGAATGGATTATATTCGAAGTTAATCTAACTAACCAGTCGGCTAAATTTAGTGGATAATAACAATGGTAAATAGTTTTTATAGAAACGATTATCGCCCCTTCAAAAAGGGCGAATCTCTTCCAAAAATATCTACGACTCTTGATTCAGTAAGAGCGTATCAGTTCGAAATTCAATTCTTCGGGCTTCCTCCTGCCATCGCTGGTGTCCAACAGGATCTAACTTTGGCGGCAAAGAGAATAAGCTCAATCTCCTACGGAACGGATCCAATAACCGTTAACAGAGTAAACGATACCGTATACTACCCTGGTCGTGCTACCCATGAGCCAGTAAGTATTGATTTCGATAACCTCTATCTCCGTAGAACCTCACAGGCTCTCTGGGAATGGTTCAAGACAATCTATGATCCAATCACGGGCGATGCTACTAAGCTCTCTGCCCCAGGTGGTGCTGGCAATAGAACATTTAAAGCCAACAAGATGAGAATCATAGAGTTGGACAATACCAGAACTCCTCACGCTGCAATCGAGCTTTATGGCGTATATCCAAAGTCGGTTAGCTTTGCTGAGAAGAACTATAACACCAATGAGTTCACAACTCTATCAGTAGACTTCCACTTTGATTTTATGGATTACTTTAACTACTGATCCGATTAAAGTAAATTTTTGATCTTTATACATAGCCTACCTATTTAAGGTAGGCTATTTTTCTATAATAAGTTATGAAGTATTTCACTCAACTAATAAAATCTTACTCAAGATTGCATGAGGCTGAACAGCAATTAGACCCAATCGCGCAACAGAAAGCTTTACAGTATTTTGGGCAAGCTAACGCAACTCCAGCCCCTCAAGGGGGAAGCCCATTAAAAACTCCTGTAACGGAGCTTGGGGGTAATGTATACAAGAATCAAGATGGTAAAGTAATATTCGACGGCTTCCCAGGAAGAATGAATACTAGAGAGATAAATCCACAAGGGAAAGGACCAGCCAAACAAAACTTTAATGAATTTGTTAGTATGTTAAGTTCGGTAAAGCCAGCCCAAGGGGAAGCCGTTCCACCAGAGCAGGGAATTACTCCACCACCTATTCAACCCCTGCCAGCAGGTAAGGCTGATCCAAAAGCACAAAGAGTCAGTGACTTAGAAGCTGAAATTGTTGACAGTAAAAAACTATTAAAATTAATAGGTGGGTGCGATACCGAAGAGTGTAATATAGTAAGAAATTTAATAGAAAGATTGAATAATGCTTCTAAAGGCTCTCTTGTAGATACATTCAATAGAGCATCTAAAATTATAACTTCTTGTGTAGACCAAGGATGGAAAGCATGTAAGAGAGATGTAGACAAACAATCTCAAGTCCATAAAGATGCAGCGTATCGTGGATATCAAAAAGCTTTAAGTATAATTATGGGTGCTGTGGAAAGAGCTAGCCCAGGTCAAAGTCCAACATTAACAACGGAAGAAGAAGCTATATTAAATAATTCTATAAGTATATCAACAGCAGGACAGTTTACTAGGGTAGCAATTGTTGATGATTCTGGTAATGGCATGTTAATCACCCAATACAATCAAAGATCTAAAATGATCTCAGCATCATTATCAGCTCTTCTACCAGGATTAAAAAATAGCAAAGGCCAAAATTTTAAATTTAATTCCGATATTGAGTCTTTTGTAGCAAAAAAAGCAATAGCTCAAAAAGGATCTTTTGCTAGAGGATTCTTGTATGAAAAACTCGTATTAGCGGCAAATAAATATGTAAACTGTCAGTCTGAAGGAAATATAGAAAATAAAAGAAAATGTGTTAAAGAAGTAAGTGATGAACTACTAAGCTATGTCCAAGGGCAAGAGAATGTAACTGATGCTTTAAGAGATATCGTTGCCTCCTTGGAGGAGTCAGGAGAAATGGCTACCGTGGTAGACGATGAAATCTCTAATGCATTTATAGATGAAGTGGTAATTCCAACGGTGGGGAGAGGAGGAACATCTGAAGATATACTAATGGAGCTAGCCAAAGTGAGCAGAAGAATGGGTGCCTTGGCAGTTATGGGCGACATAATTAGGAGGGCACCTAGATCAGAAAATAATGCAACTAAAGTCGGCAAAGGGAGAAGGGCAGACAATATTGAAATATACCCAACAGAGGAAGCTGCCAAGGCTGGCATAGATCGAATGGGCTTCCCAGAAAATATCAAGAATAAAATATCAATAGAATATGATAAAGATTTTGGTGGATTTACAATAGGAAACGGATTAAAATTTACAAGCTCTGGTGATGATATCAAAGCTGGTCAAGCCGCAGCAGACAAGATCCTTGAGGCTGAAAATAATCCTGAAGATCCAATTATAAAAAGATGGCATGATGCCATGGAAACACACATGGGAGTCACAGCAGAGAACAGAGGTAAACTAAAAAGAAAAATAGAAAAATTGGAAAGATTTTCTGGCAAGCTAAAAAATTTACCTGAGACTGTAATAACAAAAGATTCTAATGGAAAGGAAATCACCTTAAGCCAAAGAGAGCAAGCTATGAAGATGGTAACTGAAAATTTAAGGGATACACTAGGATTAGATACTTCTGATGATCTTGTTATCGGAGCCTTGTCAATACTTTCAGAATCTTCTATGGCAAGTAGAGAGTGGGAGGAAACTTGTGATCTAGCGGCTAACGCTATTAGCAAAGCAAACTTAAGAGGTAAGTTATACTCAGGTGATTTGAAAGATTTTGATTCCGCTGTCGATGAATTACTTACAGTAACAGCATATGCTGGGGTAGCTGGAGACAATCCGATGCTCACAGTTGCTAGGGCCAAAACTGGTGTTCTATATACTACTGCTCATAACGAACAAATGAATATATTCAGAGCCCATCTTGAAGACGTTAGAAATCAGGCCAAAAAATTAAAAGATCCAGAAGCAAGAATAAAATTCTTAAAACAAAATATAGATGTAAACACAAAATCAATATCTTTTGGTGGAAAATATCGTTTAGATTTGGATAAGTATGATTCCAAAGGATTCCACATAGGAATTGAAGCTTTTCTGGATAAGACAACTACTACCGCTCACTCGGCTAGAGGTGCTCAAGGACTGGAAGCACCAAGACCAGTGAATGCATCAACAACTATAGACAGGGATCAACTGATGAAATTCTTGGTTGAGCAGAAGACTACGCTGGACAGGATGATCAGCATCATAGCCAGAGATGGTCAGAATTAAACTTTCTTGTGTAAGAAAGTATATCTCCAAGTCTGCATACGATGTAAGTCTTACCTTGAGTTTTGAGTTGAAGATAATCTAAACTTAAAGCTTTGTCTGATAAAGTTAAATTATCATCTTTACTGAACAAGCATAAAATATCTTTCCGATCCTGCTGGAACACGATTAAAAATTGTTTCTGGATTTTGCTTGCATCTCGGTCAGCCTGGAAGATAAAATTCTGAAGTTCTGATTTAAGATTAAATATTGATCCAAGATTTTCTTTATTATAACCTTTCTTACACTCTATAATAAACCTAAAGTTCTTAGGTGTTATTAGATCTCCACTAAACTTTAAATGCTCAGGTAACTTATGAGTCGTAGAGAATGCACCAGAACCTGGAGATCTCATGAACTCAGTAGTATTAAAATGAGTATTAAGGATATGGCTAACTTTACGCTCAAATGAATTACCTTTTGTTCTACTATTCTTACGCTTCTTTTTGTTGGCGATTAATGAAGTGAGATCAAAATCATCTTGAATTTTTTTTGTCATGCCCTATTATAGGGAGTGTCAAAGATTAAACTAAATGTTTCCGATTGGAAAATATCTACAACCGAAAGATCGAGAGGACGTATGAAAGTTACTATTAAGTTGAATAAGGATGAAGCTGAAGGCTTTAAGAATTGGTCTACCCATGTTAAGCCTGATGAGCTTGCGCAAGAAGATTTCGTTAAGCAAGTATTTTTTAACGGCATCGAATACTTGAACCTCAAGTTGCAGGATGTTGCTAAGAAGATTATGGAAGATAAGAATCTTCGTCAGCAGCTTGAAGCTTCGGGAATTAATGTTGAATCCCTTGAAGAGAGAATGAAGCAGCAATGAGTTTCCCCCGTAGCGTAAAGTCTCACGACAAGTTTAAGTATCTGATGGACTGCATCGGACGGATTGAGAATGGCGACCCTGCGTTGCCAAAGTTCATCCGAGTGCTGTTCTATACTCCTTGGGACAAGGCTGCGAAGAAGATTAAGGGCTACGATTGCCGCGTTAATCTCTTTGATGTCCCAGAGGCTTTTCATGAGATGGTCGATTGGGTAGGCGAGGGTAACTTCAAGCAGAAGCACCTTAACTATGTTCCGACCCTAGTAACTTTTAGATACGGTGGCGACGAGAACTCACCACTTCAAGTAGAAGTTAACGACAACCCGACTGCGATTCAATACGAGCTTGGATCCAGAGGGTGAACATTAATTCCAAACTTAAATTCAAAGTAGGACTCTAACTTCAACTTGTGCCGCTTAATTTTAGTGGCAACTAGCTTTAAGTTATTAACTATTACCGTGGTGAAGTAATTGAAAGCCGACCCATTTTTAGGGTTGAAGTTTCTTAGAGTCCGTAGTATAAGGAGGAAGCAATCTTGTTTTGCGTCCTCCTTGTCTACTTTAAAGTGGAATGCGTCTATGATGTTTGAGATGAGGACATCGAAACTCTGCATGAGTTCCTCGTCTTGTGAAAAATCCCCCGAACAGTGAAGCTTAATTAATTCCTCAAACCTTTTATTATTAATATAATTAGACACAAGGTAATCATAGTATGAGAATCCTGCCTGATCCGTTTAAGTTGCAAAATAATCTGTGCAACGGGTGTTCCATCCTTGAGAAGAATAAGCCATGTCATTCGATCATGGACCACGAAGAGGAGGGTTTCCCAAACGAATGCTCGATCCTGTTCGTGTCCGAATCGTTTAAGATGGAGTTCGGGGAGCTTACCCCGTTCACCAGCAAGGAGGAGGCTCTGATCGAATCCGCCATCGAGAAGGCTGGGTTCAAGCACCTCCTAGGATCCGTGGAATACACTGCTGCGGTTAAGTGCCCAAGCGTTAAGGATAAAGACATGTCCAAGGACGATAAGGATATCTGCCGCCAGCACATCGCTAAGACGATAGAGAAGTGCAAGCCAAGCCTGATCTTCGTGTGTGGAAATCTTCCCATGGTGATGCTGACCAAGAAGTCTGGTATCATGAATAAGCGTGGTAAGATTATCGACCACTACGAGGGTATCCCTGTGGTGCCGATCTACAACCCAATGCAGGTTCTGATCGAGCCACAGAACGACTACCTGTTCTCCTTGGATATCCAGAATGCTATCGAGCAGGTCCTAGTTAAGGCTGATGTTAACTCAGAGTTCACTTGGGTCATGATTGACGATATCCTTAAGCTTTGGGGACTCGATACCTACACTCGGTTCGATGTAGCTATTGATATCGAAACTACTGGCTTGGACTTCCTCAAGGATAAGATTCAAACCATCGCTCTTAGTTTTGATATGGGTGACAATAAGCAATACACTGTCACTATTCCTGTGCATCACCCAGAGTTCGTTCAGCCTAAGGGTTGGATCACTGAGGTGGTAGACTTCCTTAATCGTGTATTCAGAAACCATACGGTTAAGGTCCTACACAAAGCTCAGTTCGATCTTAAGTTCCTAAAGCAATTGGGGGTTGAAGTTCGCGGTGTAATCTCCGATACCAAGATCATGCAGCACTTGATCGACGAGAACCTTCCTAAGAGCTTGAAGGATCTTGTGGGTTATTATTTCCCCTCAGAGCAAGGTATCATCTAATGTTAGGACAAGATGGAAAGAAAGTAGATTGGGCCAACATGCCCTTGCCTATGATGGCAAGAGGTAATGCGCTCGATGCCTACTTCACTCTTAAGATCTTCAAGAAGCTCAGTCGTAAGATCGACGAGCTTAGGATGACCAACACCTACTACAAGCTCATCGCCCCTTCGATTAACATGTTCGTCAACATGGAGGTTGACGGCATGCTTATCTCTCAGCCCAAGGTGGATGAGCTTGGCAAAGGTCTTAAGACTGATATCGAGGAGAAGGAGGAGTCCATGTATTCCTACTCTGAGATTCCAGATAAGACCATGCAGGTAACTTCCACTGATGATCTAATCAAGATCCTATACTCAGTGGACAAGAAGCTGAACATAGTGGATATGGGATTTGGCTTGTTCCCACCTATCTCTTCTGATAAGACCAACGCACCGAGCACAAGCGCAGAGGCTCTGGACATTCTCTTGGAACAGCTTGAAGAGGAGATAAATAGACGCAATGGTTAATCGCTTTGAGAAACTAGAGCAGGACAAGAAAATCTCTCAGTCCGTAATACGAGCTTTGCCTGATGACAAGCTCGTAGGTGCTAGAGACTTTATCAAGAGACTGCTTGAGTTCCGCAAGAGCAAGAAGCTCTATGATACCTACATCACGGGCGTTAAGAATGCGATGAAGTATAATGAGACTAATCGCATCTACGTCGAATACCGGATCGACGGGACTGTGACTGGTCGCCTATCCAATGCTGGCCTTGATGGCAACGAAGGCAACAAGATGGGAATCTCGTTCCATACACTGCCAAGAGAGACTCAATTCAACATCCGTGATTACGTGGTAGCTCCCCCAGGCCACAAGTTCATTACTGCGGATATGAAGAGCATGGAGCTACGTATCCTGGCGCACCTAGCCAAAGAGAAGAACATGGCGCGAGCGTTCAATGAGCGCATGGACCTCCATACCTACTCAGCTTCGCTCACATTTGCAAAACCCATGGAGAAGGTGACCAAGGAGGAGCGTCAGATTGCAAAGGCTGTGAGCTTCTTGACGGTGTATGGTGGCACTGAGAAGACGCTGGCAATGAAGCAGGGCATCAGCTTCAAGAAGGCTAAGAACATTATTGACGGGTGGATGGCTGCATTCCCTGGAGTTCCGAGATACATGCAGCACGTAGATCAGTTCATCACAAAGAATCAATATGCATACACTATTTTCGGTCGCCGTCGTAATCTGCCTAACGCTGCCTCTGAGGCACAGTATATTCGTCAGGAGGCTTTTAGGCAGGGGCTCAACTTCACAGTTCAGTCCTCAGCTAGTGATACCCTTCTATGCTGCCTCTTGGGAATGGATGCTGAATTTAAACAGCGTAAGATGAATACTAAGATCGTGGCTACGGTTCACGACTCGGTAGAATTAATCTCGCCCGACAATGAGGTGGAAGATGCAATTAAGATCCTCCACCACCATATGACCGAGTATCCTTACATCAAGGAGCACTTCGGTATTAAGTTCTCTGTTCCCCTGGAGATTGAGATTATGGTTGGAAGTTCGTTCGGGTCAGGGGAGGAGTATCATCTCAGCAGTCCCACTTCCTGAGGGACTTATTGATTCTTGAATCTGGATCGCTAGCAGTCTTCTTGGATGTTAGCTTGCTCTTCATTCCAGACATTCTAGAGCAGAAAGACTTTCTTCTTCCCGCAGACTTCTTTGATTTCTTAGCCTGCTCCGCTGAGACTGGTGGCTTTAGGTTATGCCCTTGAGCCTTTGCTGAAGCTCTACCCTTGGCATTCAATCCACCTTCTTTGTTCTGCCCCTCTGATCTTTGCCATGCTGGGGTCTTACCCTCGCTTACTGGCTGGCATGATCCTTTGGCGTATGGCTTAACGCCGGGAGTTGGCTTATAGCCCTTCCAGCAGCGTCCCTTCTTCTTCTCTAGAATAATATGAATTATTCTTTCGTAGTGTTCATTAAGGATCATTTCATTTTCCTTATTTTATCCATTGCACTCTGACCAAGAGCATCTGCCTTAGCATCTCTACGCTTTCTCTCGGCATCGCTCTTCATTCCCATTTGATTAATTTTTTCTATTGGCAATGGTGCTGACTTGGTATCAGCAGACATACGGGCCTTATAGTCTGAAGATCCTTGACCCCCGCTACCTAAAGTTGATTTACGAGTGTTCTTGCCAATAGCCTTTTGAAATTTTCTTTTAGCATGCATTGCACGGATTAAATCTCCCTGGGGAGTATCCATGGGATCCACTTTCTCCTCCTCTTCATTTAATCTTAGTGAGATTAATTTCTGGGCAACGGCTTCAACAATTCTATCTAAAATATCCATAATTCTCCTATTATAACAATATTATATATCCCCCTATGACTCAAATAGATTACTTAAAAGACAGAATAAGTTTAATTTCCATTGTGGATAAGATGGAAACGGACCCCGCACTTAAGGTAACTAACTCAGCTAGGATTAGTTATAATAAAATTAAGTCCGAGTTTGACGAGAAGGATAAAAACTTAACTTCTTTCTTGTGGAAGCATGAGCATACTAGCCCATATAGGCACTCTTATTTTACCTTCCACATTAAGATGCCGCTGTTCGTAGCCCGCCAACTGATGAAGTATCAGGTCGGATCTGGGTTTAGGAGCTACGAGGTTGACGGGAAGGAAGTTAGCCTAGAGATCTTCGATCACTTCTACGACTCAGACAAGGGCTGCTCCTGGAATGAGATCTCAGGTAGATACACCTCCACCTCGGATGAGTTTTATATCCCCAAGGAATTAAGATCCAATCCCCCTCACGGCAATAAGCAGGCGAGCGAGGAGTATGTTAATCCTCTGGACGAATACAGACTGGATTTCCTATACCCACAAGAGATTCTTTATCGTATGCGAACCCAAGCTAACGAAGCTAAGGGACTCTACAATAAGATGATAGCTAACGGGGTTGCCAAGGAGATTGCCAGGATGATCCTACCCCAAAATATTTACACGGAATGCTACTGGACTTTGAGCCTTCAAGCTATTATACACTTCCTACATCAACGTCTCAAGCCAGACGCTCAATACGAAATTAGAATGTTGGCCGAAGGCGTCTACACACTAGTAAAAGATACTTTAGATAAAATAGGACTTAACAAAGAGGATCTATGACCAAGCTTAGTATTAATTTTATTTATCCTAACGGGGATATGATTACCAAGAAGATGTCTATTCAGCACTTGAGGAATCAGGAGTTGAATGAGAATGGTGGCGTAATCGAATCCCCTAATGGTGGCTACACTATTGTTAGCGATGAGAATGCAAACATGGTGGTAGCCACTTGCAACTACCGCACGGATAGATTCAATCGTAAGCGTGGGCTGAAGGAAGCCCTTGCAAAGTATTGGAAGTATAAGATTTGTGACAAGGATTTTAAGGTGGACGATGTTAAGTCCTACCAAGATAACACGATTGATGCCTACCTAGAATATAATTGATATGAATAAGGCTGTTGTAATCGGTGACTGTCACTTCACTAATGCTTATCCAAGTTTCGATTACTTGGAGAAGCAGCTACAAACTATTGAACACATTCTGCTTGATGTAGAAGATGCTGATTACATAATTTTTCTAGGTGACGTATTTCACTTTAGAAAGCCTGACCCAGAGACGATAGTAAAGGTTAAGGTCTTCTTTAAAAGACTGTGCAAGTTCCCCACTAAGAAGATTTTTATTGTTAGAGGCAATCATGATACTGCCAGTAAGTCGGATGACAGCCTGCTTACTATTTTAGATGTATTAGATTATCCGCAGATTAATATAGTATATGACAGTAAGGTAGAGGAAGTGGGGGAATGTCTGTTTGGATTTATAGCCCATTTTGAAAGAGACGAAGAGATCCTGACGAGGCTAGCAGGGGTAGAAGATAAACTGGCTCTCAGTGATCAGAAGAAATTTATTTTTGGGCATTTTGGTTACACGGGGTGCTTGAACACAAACGGGGATGAAGATTTTGGTTTGAGTTTGAATGTGTTCAAGCACCCCACTTTTCTAGGGCATATCCATAAGCCAGTAGACGAGGGTAACGTGCATGTAGTTGGAACCCCTTACAGCACAGCATTCTCTGAATCAGATAACCATCACAGATACGCTGTCATTGATACCCTCACCGGAGAGTATACGTTTAAGAAGATTCCCTTCGGTATCAGGTATCTGTGCTTTGAATACAGCGCATTAGAAGCTAACAAGGATTTCATCAACGATAGAAAATACAAGACTATCTTGCGAGTCCTATTAAACAATATTACAGATACCAACTCAGTTGATCTTCGAAAGAATATTATGGAAGAGTATGACGTTGAATACGTTGATATTAAGTATCTTCCACTGATCGACAATGAATCACATCAAAGCTCGTTCAGGCCCAACAGCTTGGCGTTTGATTTTGATGACGATTTAATTTTTAAGTATGTGGAAGAGTGCAATAGTTTGATGTCAAAGGAAGTAATCTTAGAAGGTCTTAAACTAATTAAAGAACTTGAAGATTCGTAATGATATTAAAAACACTAAGAGCGTCTAATTTTTACAGCTTTAAGGACCTAGAATTAAACTTCTCCAAGTATAGGGGAATAGTTTATGTCCGAGGTATCAACCGTGATACCGGAGGTTCTAACGGGTCTGGCAAGTCTTCGATATCGGAGATCGCCACCTTCGCCTTGTTTGGCAAGACCATCAGGAAGTCCACTGAAGAGGCTATGGTCAACTGTGATGCCCGCAAAGGGCTGTCAGTGACCCTGGAGGTGGAGAAGCCTGGAGTCGGTCTAGCGGTCATTACGAGGACCAAGAAGCCCACCTCACTGAACTTTCACTTGGACGGCAATGATCTGACCCAAGAGAATGCGGCGAAGACCCAGGAGCTTATTGAGACTACGCTAGGTATTAATTATAAGACCTATGTAGCCTCCATAATGTTCGGCCAGCATGTGGAGGTAGAGTTCTTATCTGCATCTGCTGAGGATAAGAGATCCATCATAAGGAACTTTCTCAACCTAGAGAAGATGTTCCAGTATCGGGATAGGATCAAGGAACTTAAGTCTGATTACAGCAACGGATCTAAGATCTGTGATAACATTATATTAGAACTGTCTCATCAGGCTGAGAATCTTGAATCCAGATTAACTAACCTTGCACCTGTAATTTTAAATGACAATCTGGAGGACGTTCAGGCCAGACAGGATGATATCACAGCCCTAAAGCAAGAGATGACTTCCAATAAGTGGGAACTGGATATTATTCAAAGTAAAATTAATACGTTGCAGAAGGATCTTGATAAGGGTGTGTATTCCTACAGGGACGTATGCAAAACTTGTAAGGAAGTCTACACCAAGAAGCAGACCGAGAGCAACGTCAGGGGATTGCAGAAGAAGATAAATGCACTCACCAAGCAAGCTAATAAATATAATAAATTAATCCAAAAATCGGCGGAGAGGCATTCCAAGCTTAAAAATAAACTTTCAATCAAAGATTGGATGGAGCTTAAGGCCAAGCACGATGAGTATTTGTCGCAGGAAAAAACGAGAAAGGACTATAATGACCTTCTCTCTAGAATATCCGCTAGAGAGGCTGAAAAGAAGTTTTGTGACGTTAATTACGATGTCATGAGATTCTGGGAAAAAGCTTTCTCAGAACAGGGGATAATTAAATATTTTATAAGAAATATTCTAGATTATCTCAATTTTAAGACAAACGAATACCTGTCTATCCTAACTAATAATCAGTTCTCTATACTATTCAATGAAGAGCTAGAAGAGACTATAACTAATAACCGTAGAAAGTTATCTTTTATATCTTTAAGTGGTGGAGAGAAACGTAAGATTAATTTATCAGTTATGTTAGCTTTACAGTCGTTGCTAACCCATACTTCTAAGGAACAGTCGAACATAATGTTTTTTGACGAGATTGCTGAGAATATGGACGAAGACGGTTGCAAGGGCATACATAACCTGCTAAAAGCTCTGAAAGCGGAAGATAAGACGATATTTTTAATTACTCATAACGCTTACCTTAAGAGCTTGTTGGACGGATGTCAGATACTAAACATACAAAAGAAAAATGGTGAGAGTGTAATACTATGAAGATTAAGCAACTTAATGAACTGGGCCAGAAGATTTTTGAACACCGTTACGCCTATCCAGGTGAGACGAAGTATAGCGACCGTTGCCGTGCAATGGCGAAGCATATATCATCTGCTGAGAAGGATGACGAGAAGGAATTCTACGAGCGTAGATTCTTTGAAGTGCTTGCCACAGGTGACTTCGTTCCAGGTGGAAGAATCATATTCGGCTCAGGCAGACAGAAGCAAAACATGCTTAACTGCTACGTCCTTGAGCCAGAGGATAGCGTAGATTCAATCGGTAAGGTTATTGCCGATATGTATAAGATCTCATGTGCTGGTGGGGGTATCGGGTTTAACTTTAGCAAGATCCGACCAAAGGGTGACGATATCCAGAATATCAAGAACTCTGCTCCAGGTGCCGTATCCGTCATGCAAATGATCAACGAGATCGGTAACCATGTCCGCGCGGGTAAGAACCGTAGAACCGCTCTAATGGCTGAGTTGAATGTTACTCATCCAGATATCATTGAGTTCCTTCACGTTAAGTTGGATCTTGGTCAGCTTACTAACTTCAACATCTCAGTAGCTATTACTGATAGATTCATTGAAGCTTGTGAGAGCAACGAAGATTGGTATTTTACGTTTAACAACCGTAAGTATCATACTTATGAAATGACCCGTGTAAGCCCTAAGGGTGAGCGTGAGCAAGTTACTAGTATTGGTCTTGATGAGAATGATGCTATTGAACGTGTAAAGCTTCACAACCTCAAGAACTACGGTGATACGTTTGAGAACGCATTCCGTAAGGACATGAAGGCTAGAGAGTTGTGGGATCGAATCTGGGAGAACTCAGTTAAGTCTGGTGATCCTGGTATCTTCAACATTGACCTCGCTAACAACTACACCAACGTCTCATACTTTGAGCGTATGAACGCTACGAATCCATGCGGCGAGATTACTCTTCCACCATATGGTAACTGCTGCCTTGGCAACATTAACCTTGCAAACATGGTTGATGACGAAACTGGTGAATTTGATTGGAAGCGTCTTGCACAAGTGGTCCGTGTTGGTGTAAGATTCCTGGACAACGTGCTCACCGTAAACCACTACCCAATTCCTGAGTGCAACGAGGTTGGTCAGCGTTCGCGCCGCATCGGCCTTGGCGTTATGGGTATGCATTACATGCTCATCAAGGCAGGAATTAAGTATGGTTCCGAGAAGTGCCTTGAATTCTTGGATCGTTTGTTTACCACCATTCGTGATGAAGCTTACAAGGCTTCAGTATACCTCGCTCGGGATAAGAAGCCATTCCCTGCGTTCAATGCACGCCTATACCTGCAAGAAAACTTTGCGAAGACCCTGCCTGCTAGGATCCGCATGATGATCCGTGAGCACGGCATTCGTAATGCTGTAATGCTTACGGTCCCACCAACGGGAACGATCTCTATGGTGCATGGTGTATCTAGCGGCATCGAGCCAATCTTCGCGGCAATGTATAAGCGTCGTTACCGTGTCGCAAATACCTGGGCGGAGGAAGTTGTCCTTGATCCGTTGTTCAAGGAATATCTTGAGAAGGGCAAGAATCTAGATTTGTTCGTAGGTGCTTACGATGTTACGCCCGAAGAGCATATTAAGGTTCAAGCTACGATTCAACGCTATATTGATAACGCTATCAGCAAGACCATCAACCTGCCAGAATCATCACAGTGGGAAGATGTTGCCCAGGTAGCTCTTCAATACGCACCTTACCTCAAGGGGCTGACGGTGTATCGTGCTGGATCGAAGGGTATGGAGCCACTCCAAGCCATTCCACTCACCCCAGAGAACATAGCACAGTATGCCAAGCCAGCTACCACCGCCGAGACGGCATCGGCTGAAGTTTGTAGAATTGGTGATAATTCTTGTGGTAGCTGATATGACTATCTACATACGCAAACTTAATAAAGTAACTGGTGAGTTTGATACTTACTGT